CCATGGAGGGCCTGTTGTGCTGCTGATGTATTCCAGCCTGTTCAGGCCCTCCATGGAGGGCCTGAAAAAACATCCGGGATCCAGAAACAGGCCCTCCATGGAGGGCCTGTTGTGCTGCTGATCTGTTCCAGAAACAAAAAAACCTACCGGTACCGGTAGGTCTCTGATTAGTCAAGTTTTGGGCAATAAAAATCGATCACACAAAAAATCAGAATCAAGACAATAAAAAACCTCATGACAGGCCTATCTGATCTAGTGATCGATAAACAAGTGGATTAGGTGCCTGAGGTGTTTTGACGTATTTTTCTTTTAGAATCAAGACACCTTTTTTAGGATACTTGAATGTCAGGTCATGTAATTCACCATTGTAAAATGTGACACCTTTATAAGTGAAGGAATCGGTACCTGACAGGTAAGTCTGACGAATAGACTTGTAAACAGGCCTAGAAACAACCATTGCCAAGCGATTATGACCATTCAGGTCTTGTATTGCTTCAAGGTTATGGCGTTTTGCTGACAGTGAATACGTCAGGTCGTAATTTTCACGATGGTAGGTGCGGATCGATACACGAGAAAAAAGCTTAGTATAGTCATAAAACATGATACCGGGATAGGCGTCGACAATTCCGTATTCTTCCCATGGTATATCTGAATAGGTATTCAGCCTGACAGCCATTGAATGAGGACTAGGAGCATAGTAGATTTTTTCGATATCTTCCCTCAGTACTCTCATAAACTCAGGCCTGATCTTGAAAAAAGCTTGGGTTCGTTTGATTTTGGCGATTTGTGTAGTTCTGAAAACATTGTTTCCAGACTTGTGACCGATACAGTCTAGATGACAATCTTGACCAATTGGACAAGTCTGGAAGCCACTATATTTCCACGGCATAAGAGATAGATTGAATGTCAGGTATTCACCAATTGCGTCAGACTTCGCAAGCTTCACATTATCGGCACCTGATCTAAGTAACCTGTTTTTGTTGATATATGCCAACAATTCATCCTTTGAATATTGGATCAATTTCGACAGGCCTGTCAGGTCAATTGGTTGTTGTTGTGGATCGGTATTCATTGTCGCTAGTCCTATTCTTGATTATTGGAATCGTCAGTATGGGAAAACACCCATATACAGGCCTGTCAGGCCTGTTTCATCCTTAGTCGTATTTATGTTCGATCTGGAAAATACGTGTGTGAATAGCCTGAAGATCGATATCTGAGTGGATATCGGCGGATCCACCAATTAACACACTTTGAAGGAATATCAATTCCGCATAATCAGCCTTTATTTCAAGCTTTTTTTTATCGTCGGCATTATATGCTAACCAATTTATGGTGGTGCACTTTCCATTCAATGTTCTGTAAAGAAACAAAAAACCTTTGAAATTGACTAGATCGTATCGCGGCTGATTGTGCATTGTTCGTCCCTTATTCAAAATGTTCGTTTCGGCGGACAATTCCGCCATCAGGATACTAACCACAATTCCAACAATGTCAACGTTATGAACTATGTTAAACAATTGCTTTAAGTACCTAAAAACAATGGTGTTCGATGGTATGAGCCTCGGCCAGGAGGCTGGCCGTTTGAAGCTTGTCAACGCTCTGGCCCACGGGGCCGAGACTGGGCGAGGCTGACCTCTGGTCAGGCTCAAATGCTGGCCTGTGCTGATCTGCTGGCCTGTGGGCCTGTGGCTTTATGAGTGGCAGTGTGTCAGCGTGTGGCTATGTGGCAGCGTGTGGCAGTGTAGAAACAGTGGCAGTATGTGACTACATGGCAAAATATGGCTATGTGGCAGTATGTGGCGTTATGTAAGTTACTGTGTGTTATGACGTTATGGAACAATGTAGAAATCGTTAGTAGCGGGTTCTACATATTGTGAAAAAAAGTACAAAGTGCCAGGGTGATAGATCGGCCTGTTTTTGCGTGGGAAATGGTGGCAGGGGAGCGCATCTGGCAAGGTGACCTGTGATGCCGAATCCGGCAAGACGGGTGCGCTTCAGGTGGACGGTGCTGGGGCGAAAGATGGATGATAAAGGAATCTTTATAGTTTTGGGTAACCAAAACCTTGGTTGAGGAGAGGCTAAAGATGGGATGTGGGCAAGCTAAACTTAGGTTTTGGGGAGCCTGATTTTTTGATTTAGTGGCAGTGTGTCCATTATCACCCCGCTCTTGTGGATATCCCCTGATCTTGCCCCGTTGGTTCACCCTCTCTCAATCATCACCTAGTTGTGTATGATTCAGGGTTTAATCATCACCTGTTTGTGTATGATTGATTGGGTAAGATAGGAAATCTCTGGCTTTCTCTCAAATCGCATCATGGATGATGGCTGAGAGTATGTCGGTATATACCGCTAGTCATCTTTCGGTATAGATCATATTTCGGTATAGACTATCTTTCGGTATAGGTCATCTTATCAGGGTAATAACAATCTACATAATCCAAACATATAAACAACCGCTTATATATATAGTAACAGAAGGGACTTCCCAGTGTCATAATAGTTCTTTTGTGGGGTTGATCCTGCTAGGGTGATTGAGAGATACTCGTTAAGAGTTATTAGCAATCAGTATTAGCTGGCAAACCTCAGCAACTGGCCCAGTTTGGGCCAAGAACCATTACCTGAGAAGAGGAAGGCATCTTGATCAGTACTTCGCTCACTGTTTTTGACAGGCAAGCCTGTATGACATGTTGACCGGGGCGTAGTCCCAATGCAGGATCAATCACCTGCCCGTTGCCCGGGAAACCTTCGGCCAGTTTGGCCGATGGAACAGCGTTTCGTAAGATCATCCGGCAGCTTGCCCATCCGGCCAATTGCTCCATCAGGGGCTGCAAAGCCCTTGCCAGCAAATGGGTGGCTTTACCAAGATCGGTGGCAAGCTTAGCATCAATGTTATGCGACATTGGGCGATCCTTGATCTTGGCAAAGGGTTTGGTCAGCCAATTATTGCCCTAGATCTTCGTGACCAAGGTACCAAATCGCTCAAGCCAGCCAAAGGCTGGCGAGATCTCGACCGCTTTGCGGTCTCGAGCTACTAAGGGCTTAACTGGCTGGGAAACCTCTGTAGCGACACTACACACTATACCAAATGTCTACGCTTTCTACAAGATATTTTTAAAGTTTTTAAACCTATCTGGCTAAGCACTTAGATCAAAGTCATGATCGACATGATACAAATAATCTGGACTAAGCGTTGACATTCTGGCGATATCGGTTATAGTACTTTTAGTGACGGTGATGACGGTTAAGACCAGGACATAGGAGCTAGAGAAATGTCGGTTTATCATCGATCAGTTTTGATTCAGACAGGCCTTGGGCCGACCGAGGTATACTTGCTTGAGGGGCCACATGTTTTGTACATCGGTGAAGTGTACGGCGTGTTTTCACGTTGGGAGGATTTGCTTGAGCATTGCGAGACAGGTGCAAATTTAGCAATTGGCATGATTTCGCATCGTTTCTTGACGGCTGAGCAAAGCGAAAATGGTCGTATGCATGCCACTCTGTTAGAGTGCAAATATGTCCCTCCAGTTGAACAACTTTGAGAATAGGAGCAAGAATCATGAACGCAAGCGAATTTCAAGCACTGACCGTTGAAGGTGCCAGCCAGCTTAATCGCGAGCAATTGATCGCATTTCTGGTTTGGAATGACCGCAATGGGGTTTATACGGACGAGGATTGCGAGGCTGAAGGCTACGGCTTATTGACTTTGGAAACGGCTCGGCTGTTGGTTGTCAAAGCAATTGAGGAGAGCGAATGATGAAAGTGCTTGTTGCTTGCGAATATAGTGGCACGGTGCGTGATGCTTTCCTTGCTGCTGGTCATGATGCCAGCAAGAAGACTTGCTTGTGGTTGGTCGGTTTACCGCCATTGGTACCAACGCAGATCATTGAGCCACGGTTGATAGATGGCAAAAAGCGTTGGGCAAATCAGACCGATGGCGGCCAGAACAGGCTTGGGCCTAGCGATGATCGCTGGAAATTACGCAGCACCACATATTCTGGCATTGCCAATGCAATGGCTGAGCAATGGGGGTCATGATGCACTCAGGAGAGCATCTATTTTTGGCAGCGTATGGCTTATCGATTGTGCTGGTTTTTCGGCATATTGCCGAATCAAAACGGTTTTACAGGCAGTTGGGTCTAGGATCAAAATGATCTTGACAATATGATGAGAGTGGTTTCCAAACACAGGAAAGAGGATTGATATGAGCGATTTTAAGATTGTTGAGTCGGCTGAAGAAGTTGATGCGTTGATCGAAGAGTTTGAAGATCTCCAGCCTTTGGACACTGTGCTTTTGGCGCAGATCTACCGTCCTAACGGTGGACAGGCCACATGGGGCGAAGAATATGTCGCTACCTCAGTCGGCGAGTGGCAAGCTGATCCCTCTGACAACTCTGTTTGGGAGACTGCTGAACTAGATTCCGAGTTGCCAGATGCCTCGATCAAGCTGTTTCGGCATGACGGTGCCGTGCTGCATTACCAGTCTTACAGATGGGCCAGTGCGGCAGAAGTCGCGCCTTTGCTGATTGATACCTACTATGGCGACAACACGATCAAGCTGGATACTCTGGCCGATTTTGCGGAGTGGCTCGAGGATGAGCATGGGCTTGATGAGGATTCCCGCGCAACAAGTTTGATTGTTGCTGCATTACTTCGGCATGTTGCTGACCAATTGACCAATTAACAACCGGAAAGAGGATTGATATGAGCGAGCCAGAATTCAAACTGCAGTGGCGAACAAACAACGGCTATGACACAATTTTGCTGCTCAAAGATGGGCAGCGATCCAGCGAACATGCCTGTTCAACGGACACAATCAGGGAATTTCTATGCTTGGAATCAGCCCCTGAAGACTGGGACGACCAAGGTTCTTATCCTGCCGATCCCGACTCTTATGGCGAGTTGGTTGCCGAGCGTGAGGGCTATATTCTGACCGTTGGTGATCAAGAGCTATTCGATTCCCGCATGCTTTTTTGGAAGATACCGCGCGTCTGGAATGTCGAGCAGCATAAGCCAAATGGGCAGATCGAGCATATCGGGCATGTCCGCGCGGCCAGCAAGGGTGATGCCTTTGAGGAGGCTTATAATCAGTGGCCTGAGTGCTTCACCAGCGAGCTTAGTCCCAAGCTGGCACCATGGCCTGTCGTTAGTCCTTGGGCATCCTGTGAGGGCGAATCTGAGCCAGTATGCGAGAACGATGACAGTGGTGAAGACGACTGAAATTTGGGGCTGATTTCTTTACTATCATTCAGGGAGTTAAAAGGCCATGGACAGGCCCAAGCGAGAGACGAAGTGGAATGTGAGTTTGTCAGGATTCGGCTTAACCTTGGAGGTTGAGCGGCACCGGATGAGGGCGTTCGCGCCCGAAGACAAAGGAGATGATATGGCTGATCCAAGCAAGTTCAATTTTGCGATGAATCTACGATCAATGGCGCGGAGGCTCATTGGTGATAAGTCCAGATACCTCAATCCACAGGAGGCAGCATGCATAAATCAGTGTGTGGCTTTGATCAAAGGCATGGGTGATGGCATGAGCCATCTGGTCGATTTTCCACATGGTGACGATTTGATGGTGGATTTCAAGGCCTTTGATCAGGAGCATATTGGATGATCTGACTTTTTTTATCTTGACAATGGTTATAGCGTTGACTATTATGTAATGACCTCCGTGAGTTTGTGAGTGACCGACCGATGGTGCAATGGTGGGATGGTGGAGATGCCCTGCGATTCATTCGCGGGGCATTTCTGCTTGTACAGGAGGGCATAAATATTTAGCAGCGTATCCGGCCTATGCTAAAATAGATCTGTAAGGATCAAAATGATCCTGAGTCATGGGGAGGATTGACTGATGAGCGATTTCAGCAAGCAACAAAAGCGGATCATCATTCAGCGTTTGGATACACGATTAAATGAGCAAGTTGACCGATTGCGATTAGGGCATGAGGCAGCTTTGATATCGATTTACTTTGAACTAGCCGAGCAATATCCAACCCAAGAAGATATGATCCTGAAGCGAATTGGCGACTGGGTTGCCGATAACCGATGTGCCGCGCTGAAAGTATCCATCGATATGCTTTACGATCTACGATATCAGTCTCATTAAATGGGAAAGCCCAGTCGTTTGACTGGGCATTTAGGAAGGTATGTTTTTAAGGCAGCGTATCAGGCGTGTAGCTCGATGATTGTATCGTCGGGCAGTTTTATCCGTTTGTTGGATTCCGATGCAAAGGCGAGCCATTCTGGCTCGCTATCCGGGGTTGTGCTGCTCTTGATCTGGTTGCATTTACTACATGCCGCAACGAGGTTTCCTGCTCGATCAGTACCACCTTTGGCGCGAGGCACAATATGGTCAATATGCAGTGGGCCGATTCCGTTGCAATAAACACATCTCATGCCATCCCGAACGAGGATCGTCGATTTATGCCGGGGCTTATGCCGATCTTTTTTGATCTTTCGGTAACCGTTGCCGAGTACCTTTCCGGTGAGTTCGTATCCTGCGGCAAGTCGCAGCGACATGCTATCTATTATGGATTTCTGTTCTGTTTGAGTCATTTCCTGCCATTCATCGATATGGCATCGGATTGCTTCAACGCAGTCTTCTGGAGCAAGGCCACCCCAGACAGTGTATCCAAGATTGGCATAACGCTCACGGCTGATTTCAATAGCTTGTTTAACAATTGTTCTCATACGGCGATAACCTTTCTCATACGGCCAGTGAGGTGATTATAGGCGAGAGATGTGGCATCTACTTGGTCGTCATGCTCATCGGCATCGGTTCCGGTGAACTGGTCAAGCTCTTCAAAATAGGCCTTTGCCCAAGGTTTGTCGGGTAGATAGTAGACCTCACCAGCAGCAGCAGCGCGGGCAAATGGAACAGCGCGGGTAATCTTGTTGGAGGAGTTTGCGTACCAATTGACGGGATATCCTGCCAGTAATTGCAGGCAGTGATTGATGAGACGCTTTCCGGCTGATCCCGGCTCAAGCTCCAGGACGATGTTGCATTTCTTGCCGTCCAGTTCGGCGTGGGTCAGCATATCAGGATCAACAGATGCAGCATCGAGTTTGATGCGTGTAACATCGAGGATGACGACCTTATTGGTTCCCACGATCAGGCCCATTTTGACCGATGCGTTCCAGTCACCTCCATGCCGGGTTGCCGCAGAGTCAAAGGCTCGGCAGAGAACCATTTTCGGTAGTTCGCCTTCCCACGGCTTGACCCACTTGGATGCTGCCATCAGGCTACCATCAGTGTCAACGAATTCTCCCTCTAGTTCTTGTGCTGCAAATGAGCCTGTATAGGCCATTTTCATAGCTTCAAGATAGGATGAGGGGTTGAATTTGTTGGAGGCAGTACTGGCTTTGGTCATGTGGATCATGCCATCTTGGATCTTACGATACAGCCAGTTCTTGCCCCTTGGAGTGGTCGTAATGAACATGTTACCCGGCGCACGTCTTAAGCGTCCCAGAACAACGTGGAAGAGTTCCTCGGTCATATAAGCCGCTTCGTCGAGCCATGCAAAATTGCAGTTGCTTCCCCGTAGTCGCGAGGGATTATCAGCAGATCGCCAGAGGATAGTACGATTCCCAGCAACACGGGTTTCCATATTTGTGCTGTTATGGGATTCGATTAAGCCGGATTCGCCGTAGATCTCCATGAAGAGCTTCAGGCTGGAGTCACGCATCTGGGAATAGGTCGGTGAGATGGCAAGGATGGTTGATCCTTCTTTGGCGTTTAACATTTGCACGCATCCGGCAAAGGTCTTGCCAGCCCCAACTCCCCCAACATATGCCGAGATCCGGTTATTCAGGCACGATGTCCAAAATTGAAGCTGCGGGATGGTATAGGTCTCAATATTATGAGTCCTCTTGACCAGGGAGTCCTTCTTCATGTTCCCGTACAGGCTCGTTATGTCCTGTCGTTCCATTTCCAGATCCGGGTTGAAGAAGAAGTCGTCTTGCTCTCTCATCGGGATGATCCTTTAGTTGATTTTCCAATTCCAGCCGAATTTCTTGAACGGTCTTGCCACCAATTTTTTGTTCAACAATTTCTTTGTTGATCAATCGGTCGTACATCTGTACCTTGACTTCAGGCTTGGCAAAAGTAGCTGGAAACAGCCGTTCCAGTGTCCATGCGGCAGCAACCCAGGCTTTACCAGACCGGGCGGCAGTGATGATATGCTCCAGCATCTCGTCTCTAAGGGCGAATTTAGCACGGTACATTTCAGCACGACGAGAGGGATATTTATTCAGATAATCGTTGAAAGTCTTCCGGCTGATCTTGAGGCACGCGCTGACTTCCTGCATTGTGTAGCCATTCCGCGCTGCTTGCAGGATCGTTGACCAAAGGTCGTTGATCATATCCTCTGACCGTACTCGACCTCTTTTACGCTTCTCTTTCCAGCGTGGCGAACCCGCCATGATTTCCATTTCCGCTTGAATTTCAAGGCCAGATATGACCTCTGGTTCATGCACGACTCTTGGCTTAACGGGATGGATGCGAGGGCGACCGGGTTTGCGTTTGACGACTTGTTCAGCCTGTTCAACGAACTGCTCGATTTCCTTGTCGTTATCTGGCTCTTCCAGAGGCATAAAATCTTCGGTCATGATTGTTTCTCGGTTGATCAAGAATTGGTTAACGCTTATATGATCACATATTAATATTTGTTGCGAAATGAGTTGATGACACTTTGCATTGACATTATACTAATAGCGTTGACAATAACGACGAGGGCAAAAGATGAAGAAGGTATACCGGGGGAAGGCATCGAGTGAGATACCCGAGCCAGTAAATCTCCTTGAAATAAAGCCTAAGCGAGCGCGAAAGCCGTTACCAGATCAGTTACCACTACTGATTGACGACCATCCCTTAAATCCACCAGCAAAGCGGGGCAAGAAAAAATGATTGATCCTAAGACAAGACGGCAAAGTTTGGGTGCCAGTGAATGGGCGGCAGTACTCGGAATCAGTCCGTTTTCGGATGCTTATAAGGTTTTCGCTTCAAAAACAGGCTCTGATTCAGGTAGTTTCTTTTCGCCTCGGATGGCTGATGGAAATGATACCGAGAATTTTGTGCTGAATCTTGCCGAAAAGCGGTTGCCTCTGGTACCAGGAACAAAGATTGTCGGCCAACAGGTCAGGATTGCTCACCACACAGAGAGTTGGGCGACTGCTACGCTGGATGCGATTGCTGAGGTCGTGATTGGTGATCAGAAGGTTTCAGCGGTTGTTGAGGCAAAGACGATCAGTGCTAATTTGTATAACGCGATCCCAGATTATTACCTGATTCAGGTCTTGGTACAGATGTGGTGCTGTGGGTTGGAGCATGGATATCTGGTTGTCTGGTCAACAAAGGAAACCAAGTTCAAGAGTTTCTTAATCGAGATGAAGGATCATCAGGCATGGTTTGACGAGTGCCTTGCCAAGGTCAAAGGGTTCTGGATGGATTATGTACAAAAGGGCATTGCTCCAGAGCGGGTGGAGATTGTACGCGAAAAGACGACCGAAATTCCAGCCGAGTTGATGGAAGAATATCTGGTATCGAGCGAAAAGGAGAAGTTCTGGAAAGAACGGAAGGATAAGTTCAAGGAACAAATTATCGAGGTTATTGGCCCAGACCAGAAGGAATACCGGATCAAAACGACTGATTACCAGTTGGATTTGACATGGGTTGCCAGCAAACGGCTGGATACTGATCGCCTGAAAGCAGAACAGGGCGACTTGGTCGCCCCGTACTACTCCGAATCAGGTAGTCATCGGTTTGCTCTGAAGCGAACAAGCCCAAAGCTGTTACAGGCCGAATAGATCCATGATGGTTTTGATCGTGTCCTTAGAGCATTTCAGACTTTCCCCGTCCAGCCTTGCTGGTCGGGGTTCTGGTTTGGGTACTGGCTGATTTGCCTCAAACCCTGAAGGAAAAACGGATGTTGCCGCTTCGATAACGTACGAAGCATACAGGTTTGGGGCTAATTCGGTAACATGGGGTAGCTCTGTGCGTTTAGGGGGACTAGGCGATTCATACTCGACATCTCGGATGCCAGCCATACCTTGATATAGTAGTACCAGTTCGCTTTCGGTGGCTTTGCCATAGACTTTAATACAAGCGTCTTCGACAAGTTTATTGATAGCCAAGCCTGATTCCATGCCAACGCTTTTGAGTCGTCCCCACACACGTTCAGACATCTCTATGGATAGTCGCCGGGTTGGTACCCGTGATTGAACGGCAGTTGGGCCTCGTAAAGCACCGCTGAATTTGAGACGTTTCTTAGCCATTCCGGTCATCCTCTGAAAAGTAAGCAACCCAGAATAGATCGAGTAGCTTGTCCTGTTGGGTATCCTCTGGGTGAGTGTACTCTTGCGAGTAAAATTTCTCAAGCGTTTCTAGTGCGGCAGAGCCTGATCCGTTGATCGAGATCTCGCCTGTTTCGGTCATCTCAAGTAGCAATCCGTTCCGTTTAAACCGAATCATTCAGTTTCATCCCTTGATGTCATGTTCCGTTGTAATAGGTGATACTTCACCCATATTAGTGAAAATCCGTTCAGTGTCAAGCTGTTTTTTCGAGAAGGTTGGGAGAGAACCATCGCGTGTTAAGATAGGGGGAGGGGGCAATGTGTAGTATTTGCATACTAGTACTAGCGTATATAGAGGTGATTTTTGGACAAAAGTGCGAAAAAATTTTCAAAATATTTTTCGAGATCTCTCGCACTTTTGACGCAAAATGTTTGCATGCCTGGTTATAGCTTGTTTACGCCACCTTTCGCTCTGAGGGCTGACTCGGCCATGTGTCTGGTGTTCTTGTGAACTTTGGCGTAGTGCTTGGCAAGCATCATTGTGTCCTTGTGGCCCATGAGGTGGCTCAGGGTGATGACATCAACGCCGTTGATTAACGCTTGGGTCGCATATCCCTTACGTAGATGCCCGAACCGGAACTGTTTGCCCGTCTTACGGGAAAGCGTCTTGAAATGTTTGTGGAAATTCTTGGCTTGCCATCTGCAACCTCGGGGCGTAAGGAAAAGTGGGCCAGATTTCTTGCCGATTGCGTAGGCTTTTGCCAGTTCTAAAGCTGGTGGCGTGAGATAAATCAGGCGAGCATTCTTGCCGCCCTTGGATCGTTCTTTGGGTAGCAGGATAACGGATTGATCAACGTCAAGATCACCAACTTCGATGAGGCGAGCTTCCTGGGGGCGAATGCCAGTTTCCCATGCAAAGGTCACGATGTCACGAAATTCGCGTGATGGAGACAAGCCGATAATGGATGAGAACTCTTCTGGCGTTACAAATTCCTCGCCCGAATCTCTGGCAGGTGCCTTTAATCGTTGAAGCGGATTGCTGTCGATGTAGCCTTGCTCATAAGCCCAACCAAAAAAACGCTTTACAGCACCAATAAAATCTCGCTGAGACGATTTAGACCATGTTGAGTGTTGAGCAACTACCTGTGTCACGTGATACGGTCGGACGGCATCAACCTTAAACTTTGGTGTTAGCTCATCGGCAAATAACTTAAGGTACCTTACTACCGAACGGCTTGTGTGCGGCGAGCGATTCGTTTTAAGCCACGTAAGGTAGTGGCCGATTATCTCTGCGACAGTGATCTTGATCATGATGATGTCCTCTGCGTGATTGCACTATGTGTGTAAGGTGAATATTAGGCCGCTGGAAACTCTGTAAGCCCTTAATGCAAAAGGACTTAACTTCAGGGTGGGAGAGTTCGCTGTGGGTGATTTCGCCAGTGGATAAACTCTTGTTGCCAAACGGCTTATGTCGCCTAAAAATGAAATTTCAAGGCGTGTTTGCGACAGTTATTGACCGGGTTGGGGGGTCTCTTGGCACTCTTTGGTTAGCTCAGGGAGTACCTTATCCATGTACTTCTTTTGACTTTCAAACGGCAAATCTAAGAATCCTTTAAGCACGGCACTAATCAAAGATTCGACCGTTAGGATTCGACCGTCAAACGTATAGCCATCGACGCACAGGCGATTAACCAGTACCTTCGTAGCCATATGGATTCTGGGGGTTGTTCTCGCGTTAAGGCGAGGCCCATGAGATAGAGAAAAGCTCATTTTACTGCTTCCTTGTAAATACTTCCGATTCGTAGCGACCGCAACCAACAGATGTAATATAGATCATGATCGACAACTTGTCAACAGAAAATATTTGGATTGTTCAGATTGTTTGGATGACCAAGATCAGGTCGCCAGAATTATTTCGATTATCTGGATTATTTGCATTGACATTCGTGACAATAATTACTATAGTACTCTTATCGCCCAACGAGGTAGTGATCTGTAGCCTCACTGTGGTTCCTGAAAGATCCATACAGGTATGGCGATTAGCCTGGACTACTAACAATTGCGAAAGGATAGAGATGCCCGCTTTGAATGATACGGAATGCAAGATTAACTGTGGAGTTGCCAAGAAAGTTGGCAGGCCCAACTACTCTTCTTATGAAGCAAATCTCAATATTGAGATCACAACCAATCTGGCATCGATGACCGATGATCAGTTCCCGCATTTAATTGGAGAGATTTATAACAAGATCCAACAGGCTGTTGATGCCCGAATTGCATGGGAGTGCCGTGAAGTCGATGGGCCAAATCTGGTACCGAAAGTACAAGTTGAAACGATGCATCCTCAGGCTATTAGTCCTGTGGCACAGGTGGCTACTCCGGCACAACCGTCTGCTGGCTATGCTTTCCGAGATTATCTAGCTGCAACGTCCAACGAGCTTGCTATAAGCCCTCAGAGCCTTGTCAACTACTTTTATCGGTTGTTTATAAATAGCAACATCGATGATGCAAACTGGCAGCAACAGGGGGCTGCGCTGGCTCAGCACTGGAATACGGTGCCGAATGCAGTGGCGACTTATGCCCAGTCGTTGAACAACATGCCAGCTTTCTGATTCTGAGTACTTAAAGGAGATAGGACTCATGCTTGTATTGGGACGCAAAGTTAATCAATCAGTCGATCTGTTTGACCGCAAGAGCGGCGAGCATATTGCAAGGATTGTGATAACGGATGATCGTGGAGTGATGGGCATCGGATTAGGGATTGAGGCTGGCAGGAGTGTCGTCGTTTTGCGATCAGAATTGATAACACCTTCCTTTGATCCATATGCCAGCCAAACGACTAGGGGGTAAGTGGGCTGATGTACTGCGTACCCATGGTGTTCAATCTGTCCCGATGGATGATAACGAGAAACGTCCCCAGATTTATACAAGTCAATGGTGGAGCGGATTTCCAGGTAGTGCTATGAACGAACTGAATCCACAGAATATTGCTGCTTTGCCGGGTCTTGTCAGCCGTTTGATCGTGATTGATCTTGATGGGCCTGACGAGTTGATTCGGAATTACTTTGCTGCAAGGCCTGTTTTACCAGTGTCATGGCAAGTTATCACATCATCAGGTGGTCGTCATATGTGGTATCGCATGCCCGAGTACATAAAGCGTCCTATCAGCAAGTGCCGTCTATGGAAAGGCGATGGAAAGCATGAAGAAATCTTGGTACTGGGTGACCGATCTTTGGCAACATGCCCTCCGAGCCGTTATGCAAAAGGGCGACAGTACAAATGGACGGGTAGCAAGCATCCTCTTAACTCTGATCTGGCAAGATGCCCTGAGTGGTTAGTGGATGAAATCATGGCCTTGCAAGAGAGGCCAAAAGCTATCGCCGTCCCGTTAGACTCACCGACTGGTCTATTTTTCTCGACTGGTAGTGAATTTGATCGCGGTTTTGAAGTGCATGACAAACTTGCCGTGCTTGTGCGTTATGGATTACGACTTGCGACCAACCGAGCAAACCCAAGTGGCTGGATCCCTTGTTTCCGGCCCGGCGATGATGACCGAGTGCCTAGTGCTTCGGTGCGTAGTGATGGTTCGATCCTCTGGACATCAGTGCATGGGGGCGTTGGTTTCTGGCAAGCATTGGTGCTGCTGGGAGCGTTCCTGAGCGTTGATGATGCGAAAACAGAACTCAGAAAGAGCTAACATGAATTTCTCAACAGGTGGTGGTGCTGGTACGCCTTACGCTGCAATCCCTCCAGGTCGTTATCTGGCAAGAATCTGTACCGTTGCATTCGTCGGCAATATCTGGAATAAGTTCCAGAACAAAGATGAGCCATCTTTGCAAATTGCTTTCGAGGTTAACCACAAAGGCCCAAGCGGTAAAAATGCTACCATCTATAAGCCTCTCAAGGCATCTATGCACGCTTCGGCATCTCTGCGACAGATGATTGAGACGATTGAGAGTCGTACCTTGTCTAACGCAGAGGCTCTGGCCTTTGATGTGACTTCGTTGGCTGGCAGGTTCGTCTGGCTGGAAATCGAAAATACGTATGCTCCCCAGTCTGATGGAACGACCAAGACCTATGACAAGGTTAAGGCTGTTTTCCCGTCAGCAGATCGCTTTCAAGAGCAACTTGCCGAGATCAAATGGGATGTGAGACGCGATGACATTCAAAAGCTGCCACAACGGTTGCAGAAGATCGTCATGACGAGCAGCGAGTGGAAAGCCAAGCATGGCAACACGACTCAACCCCAGTATGCTTTCGGCCAGCAAGTGCCTAATTCACAAGTGAATTTCGCACCAGCACCAGTGCCGCAGCCGCAACAGTCCAACGCAGTTAACCCGAATAGCTTTGGGTTCTGACTTGTCAACGCAATGACCAAAGTAGTGGGGATCATTTTGATCCTCACTCTTCAGGCACAGGAGAATGGATTATGACTGGCGACGATCTGAAGAAGCTGATAGAGGACGCTGAACGCAACGCAAAGGATGTTCAACCATCATTCGTTAGATCGGACATGGTTCTGACTGGCGACATTGATTTGGCAGCATATGACCGCATTCGCACACAATTGCCCACAGAAGCACGCATGAGGCTTGCCGCAGATTACGAGCTATACCGTGAGGTCAGTGGCACCTTGGCCCAAATACGGACGATTGCTACGGCATATATCCCTGACGATGAAAAGCTCGGCCCACTTGTGACGAGACTGCTGAAGCGATTTTGCACGCCGCCGACTGAGTGGTCAGTTTGCAGCTACTGCCGTGGCACTGGAGAAAATGCTCAGGTTGCCAAGTGCATCGAGTGCAAAGGGGCGGGCTATGTCATCTGAGCTTGCCTTTGAGACTTTACACGATTCTGCCTTCACCCCGCATCACTACCAGACTAAAGCCATTGAGTCGGTGACCACCCACTTCTACGAAAAGGGCAGAAAAGCTGCAAGTCTTGTGCTGGCAACGGGCACGGGTAAAACTGTGGTCATGGCTGAACTGGTGCGAAACCTGGTGGTCACCGAGCAAGTCAACCGCGCCTTGTTTGTAGTTCACCGCAATGAACTTGTTAAACAAGCCATAGAAACCTTTGAGCTTGCCGGATTGGCTGTTGGTCGTGAACAGGGATCCCAGCATGGCATGGCATTGTGCAACCCGAATATCATCTGCTCGACCGTTCAGTCGATGGCAGTACGTAAGGCCAAATACGACCCTCAGGATTTTGATCTGATCTTGGTCGATGAGCATCACCACTTTTCATGGGATAACAAGCAGTATCGTGGATTGGTGGAGTATTTTGACACTGCCAAGTTATTGGGGGTAACAGCCACGCCAGACAGGCCTGATGGAAAGGATATGACGCATTTTGACGAAGTCGTTTACTCGTACAACCTGTTCGATGCCATCCATGACCCGCAAGGCCCGTTTCTCAGTCCTGTTCGATTTGTCCGCTGTGATGTTGGCGTTGATCTGCGTGGGTGCCGCACTATTGGTCATAAAGGTGATTTCGACGCTGCTGAGCTTGGCAAGAGGATTCAGCCAGCCATTGAGATCTTTGCCAACGCGATTGCCAAAGAAATAGCAGATCGTCAGAAAATCATCGTGTTCATGCCCTGCGTTGGATCAAGCACGGCGATGGCGAATGCACTGAGAGATCTTGGTTTTCGTGCTGACTGGGTTTCTGGTGATCGCAAAGAAAAAGATCAGGTGATTCAGGATTATAAAAAGGGTCGATTGCAGATCCTTGTGAATTGCCAGCTACTTCTTGAGGGTTTTGATGACAAAGAGACTGATACCGTTGTACTTAAGCCGACGAGATCACGGGTTGCCTATGCACAGGCAGTGGGGCGTGGAACAAGGCTATTCCCCGGAAAGAAAGATTGCTTGGTCATCGACTTCAGCCATACGTCAGATCTTGATCTGGTTGGGCCTGCAAGCCTTGCTGTGGCTGATATAGAGGATGCCAAGGCGATTGATAAGCTGGTGGATCAGGATGATGATGGCGATCTCTGGGGTGCTATTGAACGTAACGAGGAGAACAAGAAGCAACGCAGGATCTTTCACGTTCCTGTCAGCCGAATGGACTCAATGGAATATCGCCGGGTTGAAGTAAATCCTTTTCAAACCATGATCAATCTGGGTACTAACCAGACGCAACTCACATCCAATTCGTTTTCAGAACTTGCCAGCGAGCCGCAAATCAGTTTCCTAGCCAAATCAGGCATGGGTGATCTGGGCAACATATCCAAGCGTCAGGCAAGCGAATTGATCAGCAAGATTATTGATCGTCGTACAAGTGGCTTATGTTCGCTTCGGCAACTCAATTACCTCATATCACTCGGGGTTAAGCCGGATAAAGCGAGGCATATGTCATTTAAAGAGGCCACCGAAACCATCTCAGTTCTGCGGGTCAACTCATGAAGGGGAATTCTATCACTAGTCTGAAAGGGAAGAACATGTCTGAAAAGAGCAATCCTGTGGATCATCCTGAGCAGTGGATTTCACTGGCCGATGCCGCCAAGAAGTTGGGAATTGGAACTCATACGGTCTGGAACATGAGCAAGCGGGGCTTGATCCGAAAATGGGTTGTTGGCATCCGAAAAAGCAAATATTCGCTGCCTGACGTTGAGGCATTGATCAACAGAAACAACCCAAAGGCATGACAAGACCAAACTTTGTAGACACAAACGAAGATCCTGGATATCGCAAATATATGGATAAGCGAATTGCATATGCAATGGATTGCAAGCATAAGTCTGGGGTTGTGCCTGAAGAATGGGAAATTGATGCTGCTATTCCAATCCCTTTGAAGATTCGGAACTTGATAGGCGGGACTGATTCAGTCGCGCCTCACTTGGCTCGCTTGACCAAACGGAACATGTCGTACGGCTTATGCGGTATCAGCTATTACCGAAACAAGTGGATGGGGCGTGTTGAACTGGATCGCAAGCACTATGTAGAAACCTTTGACACTGCCGTTGAAGCTGCACAGTGGTATAACGGAATTGAGTCTGAGATGCGCAAAGATCTTGCGGTTCTGTGTTCTATTCCAGCAGCACAACTGGTTGATGAAGGTGTTATTGACTGGTCGCATGTTATCCGTATCAAGCGGGGGCGAGCCAGAGCAAGGCCAACCATTATGCGGATTGTTGCAGAAAGGGAGGAGAATGCATGACACATGATCTATGGTGCTATTGCCACCAATGCATGGATAGAGCAGATGCTTTTGAGTGTCCTGAGTACTATTTACTACCAGGGCGTGATGAATGTCCTGCGGTGCCGATGGAGTTTTGGCAATTCTCGTCCACTTGCATCGAACCATATCTATCTCATTCGGGGCATAACGCATGGGAAATTCACTGCCTGATTGCATTTGCCGAGCATTACTTCAGATGTGGCATCAAAGAGCATATGACAGAGCATGATAAGGAAGCGGCATTTTGGTGGACGCACGTTCCTGTTGAACCCAGTCTTGCCATGTCAGAGGCTGTCGAGTGGATATGTACAACCGTTGATGTATTGCGTAGAGCGAAAGGATGGATCGCATGAGATTGATCGAAGAACCGCAAGTGATTCTGGCATCTTGCAACAGTTTGATTGGGTCAACCAGTGTGTTGGAGTATACGAATCTAAACACAGATATATACTGCTCTAACTCGGCTCTGGACAGTATCCCTGAAGTTGCCGGAAGGCTCTGTTACCAGTCGTTCAAGAATCCTCGTCCAGGTGGTCAAAAGACGTATCTCAAGAATGTACTGGAAATGGGGCATGGCTCGATCCTTGAACATTCATACGTTGGCTTTATATTTACGGGGATCAGCCGTAGCCTGACGCACGAAATGATTCGGCACAGAGCCGGGACGGCATTCTCCGAGCTATCCCAGCGTTACTATGAGCCGGAAGATGTTGGCTTTGTACTGCCGCCTCTTGCGATTGAGGACGAGAATCAGAAGAAGTATTTTGCAGCATCGTTCCAATCAGCTTGGGATGAGTATCAGGATGCCGTAAAAGCAGGGATTCAGTACGAATCTGAGCGATGGTTGATGGCAAACCCCGGCGTGCATGCTGATAAAAAGGATCTGACATTGATCCGAAAGCGTTCGAGGGAATCAGCGCGGGCCATTTTGCCTAATGCTACTGAAACGCACATGTTTATGACTGCAAACCTACGAGCATGGCGGCATATTATTGCCCTTCGCGGCTCGATTCATGCTGATCTTGAGATCAGACGACTGGCAGTGGTGATTGCGGACAGGCTCAAAGAGCTTGCCCCAAATTGCATGCAGGATGTCAGCTTCATTGTGGATGCTGACGGCAGAAATTCAGTGGTAGTCAAATATCCAAAGGTGTAACCCATGCTGGTACTTGCACGGAAGAGACATCAAGACTTGATCATACGTCATAACGGCGAATGGATTGCGACGATCACGGTCACTAATGTTGATAAAAATGGACAAGTCAAGATAGGTTGTCTGGGCAAATCATTTGACACGATGTTTTGGCGTCGAGAAATCGACACTTTAGAAGGGGTTGCTGATGGACGAGTATCCAATAGTTCAGAATCTGGAAGAAGCAAGAGCGACGATCACAGCGATGCACAACAGGATGCTGTTGATGGAAACGGCACTGGAACTGGCAATGCATGATCTGAATGTGGCTCAAATCTGGGCCAGCGATATGAAAGATGTCATTTCGCCACCTGATCCTAACGAAGTAGATTTCACGTTTGAGCAATATCTGGTGATCGCCAAAGAAGTGCTTGAGGATCAAAATGATCCTCAGAAAGAAAGGAAAGAGTGAGCCATGCGTAAAGAAGCGATGATTGAACAGGGAAAGCCACCCGAGTGCAAGATGAACGAAAGGGAATGGGATCGGTATTGCATCAACATGAGCAAGCCATCTCATAAAGACTGGTGCCGTATCTGTGGTCGTGAAGTTGGCGATCACGAATATATGCGATATGGCTTTGCGGATAGCAGATGCAAGGAGTGTCGATGATTTGCCCTGAATGCCAAAAGGATTGCGTTGAGAGCGATGTTTGCCCCCAGTGCGAATCCTGTCTGATGATGTGTTGCGAATGCGAACTTCTCTGGGATCACCGGAATTATGAAGAAGAAGAAGAAGAGGAAATTGATGACGACGAATAAAGACCAAACGCTCCATAGCCTGATCGGTATCCAGCCGAGGCATCTGAGATTAATGCAATTCCATTTAAACAATTATCTCCGGCTATTATGCGAGAATGGGGGAGAAGACGATCTCGTTACAACAGTTTCCGAATTGCGGTATCTGGATGGATTGATCAAAGGCATTATGGGAGACGACTGCAATGGACAAGAGTAGGGAAATCGTATTCCACCTGGCTCGTAGATTGCTATGGGCTAAAAGAGAATTGCAACATTGCGATCAGCAGGATCACCAGCATGAACAACTCAGATTTGCTATCTGGATGCGATTTAACGAATCCCAGAACAGCTATCGTGTTGCCAAAATGGTTCTAGACGGGGTGGAGTTTGATTGATGCAAGCACCTAAGCCAGGCGATAAATGCCGAAGCCCAAAAGTGATCGACGAGCATGGGAATTACAGTGGGTGCATGAAATGCGATGCCTGTGCGACTGCGATTCGGGAAATCCTGGAACGGATTGTCAGTAAGAACAAGCATCTTCAGCATGAGAAGCGAGTCTGGGAAGATCGAATTAACCAAATCAGAGAACTGACAAGCCCTGGTATTCATGGGCCAATGTTTCACAAGGGGGAATGAGATGAATTCGTCGCTAATTGCGGTGATAGTCGAGCAGTTTAATAAAATCGCCGAGCTTGAGTCGCAGATCTCCGGCCTAAATCAGGTTCTGGAGGCTCATGCTATCAGCGGTATAGGGGAGCTTAACCAGTACCTGATGGACAACGAAATCGGTATTGTCGGAGATATGACTGCAAAGGCGGCTTTGGATCACATCAAAAACCTTGAGTCTCGGATCGCCAAGATAGACAAGGCTAACACAGATCTTTTGGGCCAATATTTAGAGGCTGCGGAGCGTGCCAGAGAACTGGAGATCGAGCTTAACGCCCAACCTGATGTAGTATCACCGGAGGATGCTTACCTTGGCGACTTCAGAGTGCTTAAAACAGCAATTCAGATTGTGTTGTATGCAATGAAGCAGAAACGTACGGACTGGCAGCTAGACGAATGCAAAAAGACGATATCTATGCTCAGAAGTTTCACCGAGGACGTAAGGATGTGGAATGGATTGAGCGATCTTGAGCCATACAAATGGAGCAGTTTAGGTTCTGGAGTTGATCACTTGATTGATAGGGAGTGGAAGAAATGAGCATGGAGCTACTAACGCCAGAAGTCGTTAACAACTGGGAACGGGTTGCAACCTATCAGATACAACACAAACGCGAAAAGATTACTATCCCCACAACACTGCTACTCGCCATGATCCACAAAATCCAGGCTAATGAGGTTAAAAATGAACATGATTGAGCGACACGGAGCATACGGCATACCTTTGCACTATTACACGGAAGAAGAAATGCGATTGCTGATGGACGACTGGACAGGTCGTAAGAAACTCGACTCAGATAAATGGGCGGAAATCATCACCCAGGCTCGCAAGAGACTAAACAACAACGAACCCGTTGCAGATATCGGGGACAAGGAATGACTGACCACATATTCTCTGCTGAATCGGTTGTAAAAGCCTTTCCCGAGTGGACAAAGTCGTCATGCGTGTATCTGGCAATATCCTTGAATATCGCCTACAAAGCCGGATTGATCAGCCCTCCTCAAGATGAAAGGGAAACCGTGAGCAAGATAGTACCCAACTGCATCGGACGCTTAGACGACCTTATGAAAGCAATACGCAATGAAGAATATTTCACTTCTGCTGTATTGTTAAACAAAGAGATTGAACGGCTCGAAATGAAGACAAGGGCATCCTATGAAGCATTTTTAAAAGACGATGCACGTAGGCTGGAGGTAATACAATTTCGAGATCAATTTTGCGATCATGATTTTCGGCAATCTTGTACAAGGGAGGTTGAAGGATGAGACCTATCGTTCAGTATCAAACATATGAAGTAATGCCAGAAGATGTCATCGAGGCCTATGCCCCTGCACTTATCGATCCTGAAGAGGCAGCACTCATCGCTGAATATGCAACAACAGCCATCCACAAGGGAATCGTATCACCACCGTTATATGTGGCTAGGCGAATACGCGAAGGCGATCTTGTGCAAACGATAGATGGGCCAAAGATATTCTTTCGGCCTTTTGATGGCAATGAATCTTACCAGTGCGAAGTTTACAAGGGGAACGACTAATGGGACTGATTATTGGTTTTGATCCTGGCTTAAAGGGTGGCATGGCATCAATTCATAAAGGTGGCTATGTGGAATGTTGCCGTATGCCAGTAATCAAAGATGGAACTAAATCGATTCTCGATCTCAACGAGATTGCGTCTAAGCTGAGAGATATTGCATCTCAAATCGATTTGATTGTGATTGAGAAAGTACACGCTATGCCCAAACAGGGTGTAACAAGTGTTTTCACGTTTGGCGAAGGATATGGGGCGATCAAGGGAATTGCCGCAGGATTAGCGATACCGTTAATTGAGGTCGCCCCTCAACGATGGATGAAAGATATCCTGAACGGCATTCCACTTGATCTTGGCAAGAAACGATCTCTGGCCTATTGCAAGGCGAGATTTCCCAATTTAGGGAAGATCACTGACGGGGAGAGCGATGCTATCGGAATTGCCCTCTGGGGCGAACAGAAGAATATGTTCTGATGTCAATGGCCTGACGAAATGGCAACGACCTTCGCAGTTTGTCTCTCCCTCCGCGATGCGTGGATGAAAGCATTCGTAACGCTCAACTGTTGATGGGCCTTGCCCACAGCAACCTTCGTTGCGGCGTTTCATGACAAATCCATGTTCATCGCGGAGTAATTCGCCTTTCCAGTAACAGGGCATTTCTGTGATTCCCTGAGCCAGCACTTGCTTTACTCGCATGACTGATATTTCATATGTATCCATCTTTATGCGTCCTTTACGAGAATATGGGTCAGTTCGTTCCCAGACTGCACGACATAGTCCGTTGTGATTCCAGGTACCATAGTATAATTGATCGTGATGCGTATTTTGTAATAGCCTTTGGCCGTATATGTATGCGTAAAGGTTGTGCCGATTGTCGTGGCATTTTCGGTTGCTGAGCCATCTCCCCAGTCAATGGTAACGCTATTCGGCGTTGCTATGTTTGATGGGATATTGGTGAATGACTTGATGACATAGGGGACATTTGTTTTGCCGACCGTTGTGATATAGATACCGCATTTAGGCAGGTAATCCATGTTCTGATCGCCAAATGGCATGGCAATGGTCATGGCATCGTAGCGTTGCATAGGCGCACCTTCCTGATTTGGATCTTTTTCAGTGGATGGGATTGGCAAGCCACCACCATAGTTCGGGAAGATACTGTTGTCAGTTGGTCGCCATTTGATGGCATTGTTAAAGATCGTTGACCACCCCAGATAACCAGAGTCAGCCCTGCAAAAACACGATCCAACGATATGACCTTGATGCTTTATCTCGATATGCCCATAACTGTACTTATCACGTGTTTCTGGCAACGTAAAAAGGATTCCGATGGATTTGGCGTAGTCTGGATTGCAGTCTCCCCCGTTTGTCTCATGGTTAGGGTCAAATGCGTGTACGGACTGCCTCTCTTGGGCTTTTGCATAAACGATGGCATCAGCAGGGGTGTCCAATAAATTGGAGCTATACGGCGATGTTCCAACAATAACCTTGTAAGGATCAGGAACTCTCTGCTTTAGTTGGCTATTAACAGGATCTGTTGGACGCTTTTTCCATAGCTTCAGCGTTGCGTCAAGGCTATATCGATCCAATCCGCTATTCGGGTTATTGTCGCACCATTGGCCGATCCACCAGTGATGCTGGGCAGCAACTTCTATCGCGTTGTTGTAAACAATGTTGCCCTGCTGATCGAAGCTGTATGCTGCTGTTCCCTGCCCAAAAAAAGCGTCTTCACATGGCACTGGTTGACCTTCGTTATACCAAGTGACTGAATTGCCCGATCCCCAGAAAACAAAGTTCGGATCGTAGTGCTTCGACTTGATAACGTGATCGCCAAAATGAGCAAACCAACCCGATGTCCTGATTCTTATTCCTCGCATACCATCAAGAATAATCAATTTGTCTTGGCCGGGCATGATGCTTATTTTGTCGTTTTCGCCCTCAGGCAACCAAGATCCACCCGTTGACCAATCGCCCATAATTGGCGTTCTGCCGTGCAGCCTGACTTTGCATCTCCCGGCCATGCTGAACCGCATCGTATGATTCAACGCAGGCTTGTCTTCGCCCTGCCATTGGGTATCACCGTGCCAACCGTAAAGATAGCTCATCGCAATCGGGCCGGGGAATGTATACGTGCCATATCCCTGAGTGAAATCGTTCATTCCACCACCACCCGGCAAGGTTGAGCCACCTGAGCCACCACCGTTGTTTCCACCACCTGTCATGGAGTTCACCGCAACATAGGAGTTGCCTTCAAATTCTGGGATGCCTTTCCAGAGATAATCCAGGTTATAGAACTCTGCGCCTGTATGCACGGGAGGATCAACCGATTGCGGTCTGTCATACCAGTAATCAACCAGATTGAGCCAATTGTTTCTTAGTTGGGGATCTGCTTCTGCCTGTTGGCTCGCATTCACATCGACCTGCGCTGTATTCGCCATGGCTTGAAAATACCAACCAGAGTAACCTCGCACCCTGTGTATCTGACCATCAGTACCCATTACATCGCCAACGCGAAAATCCTGAACGTGGAAGACTTCATCGGGGTTGAAGATTGCCGGATTGGGATACCACTCACCCGTATCAGGATCTTTGAGATCCAAATAAACGAATTCCATCAGGCCGCCAAATCCATATTTGTAGCAAGGCCACTTGGGAGCAGTTGGGAATTTGCACCCTCTAGGAAAAAAAAAAGAGTTGACCACATTGTGGGTCTCGCATCACTGGAACGATGCCTTTTACTATGGGCATCCCCGAAAACGGGGATGTCACCGCATCTTCTGTGAGCGGTATCCTCTGCGTTGGGTCATAGTTCATGAGCGGGTCAGCACCCATATGCCCGGTCACGCCTGTCTTCGTCCAACATCCAAACGTCTTATCAAACCTGACCTCTGTCCACTCATACCGATAAATGGTGCGGGAATGAGTTGTTGTCGTCGATGGCGTGCCGGGCGTGTAAGGAGTCGATGTTTGCGTTTCATATGTAATCGCTTCTTCTCGATCCACACTAACCCAGAACGACTCCACGCCCGATGGTGATGGCGAATCAATCCCCCAGTTATTCCCAGAGCGTTCCATGTAGCCATTGCCGCTGTAATTCGTCTGAGCGTTTGATGCACTATGACGATTCAATTTCGCAGCAGACAAGGGTTCGCCTTTGTTCCATCGGTCTGACATGCTGACTACCTTTCGTTAAACCGTTGTGACCGCAACAACACCGAGTGCTGGTCGTGCTGCGTTATTTGCGGCATTCATGACTTTTAGTTCTTGGAGCATTTCACCAGTGTTTTCTGCCGTTTGTTGAGCAGCAGTCATTTCTCGGGATTGCACTTCATCTCGGTATGCCGCTGGATCGAAATACTGGGACAATCGGCCACCCTTGCCCTTGAATGGCTCAGGATCACCAAAATCCGGCCTCGCGCCGGGTGCCATCAGCATCCAATCAATAATATCTTCTGGGTTAACCCTTCCCGGGACATTTGGCAGGATTCCATCAAGGCCATTCTTTTCGAGATCATCCAGAGCCTTCTTGCCCCTGATTGCCATGTTTTCCAACCCTGCTGCCATGTTATCGGCCCAAGGCAATTTGCCGTCATTTCCGAATACCTTTTCTTGGGCATCCCTGCGATTCATGCCACCAGCAACAAGAGCATTTACCTGAGCCTTTCTGTCCTCCATCTCCTTTATCTTCTTGTTGCGTTTCGCAATATCGTTCTGGAGATCAGCGACATCCCACTTGGTCAGCTTGTTGCCCATGATGCCGGGGAATTTGCCCCTCTTGATCGCCTCTTCATCACGTTCATTCAGCTTCTTGCCTTTGTCAATCTGCTCTTCCTCTTTGATCGCTTTCATCTCGGCATCATCGTTTATCCCTAAATTGAAAGCCTTGTCCAAGCGTTTCGCCAGTTCTTCAAGTACATCGCCAAAAGTCTTGAGTGCGTTAAAAACGCTTGGTAGCATCTTGAAGAAACTTGCCATCATCGCAATCATAGTCAGTGAGAACCGCATGAGATCCAAGGCCAACGAGTAAAGCGTCTCGCCAACCTTTTTGACAAACTCATAAATCGCATCCTTGTTTTCGTAGAGCTTGTCGGCAAAATACAAGAGATAATCTGCTGCCCTTGCCGCTGCCTTGGTAACTGCTGCCAGATAAATCTGCAACTTGCCACCATCTTTGAAATCCACCATATCCTGAAACGAGTTCTGGATCCAATCGCCGAATGCCTCAAGTTGCTTCACGAATATAGTACCGACCGTTGTCGATGCAATCATGATCACTCGGGCAAAAGGTTCCAAGGCTCGACCAACATGCACGAATGCTGCCTCAAAGATACCGAGTAATTTGCGTTGTTGATTGGCAAACTCGTACTGGGTCGCTTCAAGGTCACCCGTAAACCCCTTGGTCTGCCGTAGAATCTCATACTCCAGTGCCTTGGTGCGTGCTGCAAACGGAGTCTTGGCATCCTTGTCAAAACCCTGTTGCTTGGCAACGGTATCCAAATAATCAGCACTCACGGTAACGCCCATGCGTCTCAGAGGAGTATACCTTCCAGCCATGGCAGATTGGGCAATATTGCCAATATCGGCAAGATCCATATTCAGAACTGAACCAGCATCTGCTGCTGCTTTAAAGATCGCCTGAGCCTCTTTGGCAGCTTGATCCGATCCAACGCCAGTCGTCTGACGAATCTGTCCGGCAAAGCGCGTCATCAATTTGAGTGAGTCAGAGGCAGATAATCCATATTTCTGTTGGTACTCTACTGCCGTTGCAGTCATGGCTTTCGCGCCAGATGCCCCTACATAGATCGCTGCTGCGTTCTTAAGTTCTGTGAGGGTCGATGCTGCCACAACAGCCCGGTGTGCGAACCCTGCCAATCCTAGAGCCACTGTGCCTAATGCTGTGATCGTCTCACCAATTACCTTGCTCAAAGCGTCAAGCAGGTTTGTGAATGCATCTGTTACAACGCCCACAATCTGGCCGAGACCAGCAAGGACAGTGCCAAATGCACCGAAAATGGCCGATGCGACTTGCGCTCCTACTGTTGGAATATTGCTAAGCATGCTGCTGAAAGAGGTAAGAAGTTTTGCCCCTACAGACATGCCAGCCTGAGCCACGCCAGAGAAAGCACGGACGACATCTGTTCCGGCTGTTGTGATCGTCTCAAAGGCTTTTCGGACGCCGCTTGAAATCCCAAAGATGGCATTGTTCGCGATATTGCCCGTATCACCTAACGAGAACGGATTACGTTCAGAGCCAGGGAATGGTCGTTGGAATACTCGGAAACGAGAGAATAGAGGCATCTGACCAGGATTGCCAAACTTGCTGACCATAGATCCTGCGTTAGAACCATAAGAGGCAATTCGGGATTTAAAGTTGAAGGCTCGTTCCAAGGCTCGTTCGTTCATAAAGTTGAACATTTGGCCTTTAGCCATTGGGCCGAGCAAACCCATACCACTTAAGCCAAGGCGAGATTTGGTCGCAGCAGCATTTGCTTCAGCACGCCGGATAGCGTTACGAGTGGCTGATATACCACCCATTTCTCCTGCTTGCAAAGCTCGCATCTTCTTATCAAATGCCATCCCCTGAGCCTGATTGGCTCGCATCATAGCTGCTTGAACCTGAGCCTTCTTTGCCTCTTGTGCGTTTTCTTTGGCAGTCTGCTTTTCGAGTTGCTTTATTTCCCGTTCCAGCTTTAACATTTCAGCAATTCTGGCTCGCTCATCGGCAGCGATTATCTTTGCGGCACTACTATCACTCTTGGCAGTACTCTTGGCGATCTTGTCTACATAGCTTTGCAGCTTGCTGGAAAGGCTTAACTCGGGTACATCGATCTTGTTGGCAATCTTGGCATCTGCTGCTGCCTTCTTGGCTGTAGTCTTGGAAATCTTGTCTGCAAAAGATCCAGCTTTTTTGTAAAGGCCCAACTCAGGCACATCGATCTTGTTTGCCGACTTCTTCTGTAATCGTAGTTCCAGATCTTCTTTCTTCTTGGCATCTGCTGCCAACTTTTCTTTTAACTTCGCTTCCTCTTTAGACTTTGCTACGATCCTTTTGTACGTTTCGTTTGCGGAGTTCTCTCGCTGCTTGGCAAGAAAGTCAGCCTCCCTTTTTTCAAACTTAATGAACGAACGCCGGTATTTAGCCATCGCTTTCAGTTCAAAATCCTCATCGCCTCCTGCATCACTACCAGTCTTCTTTCCTCCACCTCCTCCTCCTGCACCACCAGAGATATAAGCGCGGGCTGATGCTGCCGATGGGGGACGAATGCCAACCGAGCCAACACTCCTGAGCGTATTGTTGAGGGCAATAGCTTCAAGGTTAACTTCTTTGATCTTGGTGCATAGGCGATCTAACCCTGTAAAGGTTTTGCCAGACGAGTAATCAGTGTTAAACATTCGGGACATGAAGCGAACAGATTGTGCTGAACGCTTGGCGACCTGATCCAGAGCGTTGTTTAACTGGCTGAAATCACTGCCCGTAATATTTACAGAGTTCGCCATGATTTAGCCTTCCCCTCTGATTTTGGCAAGCGGTTCTGCATCGCCTACATAGCCATAGTACAAAAGGCCAGTGTCAGTTTGATCTTTGTAGAACTCTTTGTAAGGGTATGGGTAAAGCGGGTATCTCTTGGAAAACCTCTGGGGCGATGTTCCTGAAGCAATTGCGTCAGCCGTTCTTTTGAATGTCCATATTGGATCAAACATAGATCGCGTTTTGGTAACACCTCCTTCGACATATTGCTCAGTAAATGTGGGATTCTTGTTCAGAGCCACGACATAACCCGTTCGCCATGCAGGTTGAGCAGTATTAGGATCCCAGTTCTGGTTTTTGGCAGGATCTAGAAACGGGTTATATGAACCGTTATATCTCACCTGATTCCATTCCATCGTTGGATTGGCTATGAATTCATGCGTGACCTTGTAACCGATTTTGCCTGTGACAGGGCTTGCTGCCTGTTCTAGTTCGCATGAGTTGAAAAGCACTCTGCCTCGGCTATATCCTAGAAACGCATGCAAGTTTACCGAGCCGAGCCACATCCCCTTGGATAACTCGAAAGGAGTCACAAGCCCTTCTTGAGAAGCTGTAATCTGGTCGGGATTGCCAATTGGGCCAGCCTTTAAAAGCGTTTCCAGCGATACCCAAGGATAAGTAATTCGGTACTCAACCAAACTCTCCCTGAACGGGAATCCTGTGTCAATATGCTCAATAACAGCAGCACCCTTTTGAACAGGAGGAGCTTTCTTTTCTTCAATGCTTGTTCGGGTATAAACAGCCTTGTAATTCGGTTGGCCTTTGACATCTGTTGGAACAACACCTACGGGAGCATTTTTCATTGCCTGAAGGCGAGTTGATGGCTTGACTTCAACATGGGCATATCGGATGCCATAGCGATTAACGTACGGGTCACGCTTGAACTGAATGTTAACCTGGAAATACTGCGTTCTCAGTCGAGGAAATACCTGACGTACCGAGCGAATTTCAGCAGCAGCATTCTGAGTGCCATCGTTGTTATATGTCGGAGGATCATTCACCAGCATTTTGCTACGAACAACGCCAAGATAATTGCCTTCATCACGAATCGCAGATCCACTATAAGAATCCCAAGCAGTATCCCTTGCAGGAATACGAGAAAATACGCCAATTGACGTTTTAACCGTCTCGTTCTTCCGGCTTGTTTCCTGTGATGCATCCATCAAATCCATTCGCGGCACAAGCTCAACCTGGACGGGTACCAGCGGAATCATAAGATTCTCGGCAATTGGCTTGCCAGGCAATGAACATGTTCCACCGTTTGCCGTTAATGTCGGGAAAATGTAATCGGATAGATTGTAATCGGTATCAAAGAAATGCGTACTCGCTGCAAACATCTCCCTGTTCCAGCTTACAAGCTGCCTCGTTGCCATGGTAATCGGAATCAATGGGTCTGTGACAAGTGGATTTGACGAAATTGAAACCCGTGCTGTCGCAGGCGCAATCCAAGATTGAGTGCAGGAGGCTAGGCCTTGATCATCATACTCGACCGACCAACCGGACATCTCAGGTACCCATTCGGCTGATTGATGGGCCAGAACATTTGGATTCATGCAGAGCGTGTTATTGGATGTAGACGCAAGATCATCTTTGACCTTATCGATAAACATCCAGTTAGCAGCGTCATCATCTCCCGTATTTCCACTAGGCCACCGAGGATCTTCTGGTAGAGGCAAACCATCCAATGGATCATACGTAGGATCAGGCATGCATCACCCTCTTCCAGTCTTCAACGTCAATTTCGCCGGGACATGTAGATTCTTCAGCCAGCAAAGCCGCGATCTGGTATGGAGTCAAATCAAGGACATCTTCAAATCGAAGATGCCCATCAACGACCAGATTGCGGATCATCTGCTGATGGTTCATTCCGGTTCTGGATTCATGGGGATCACTGCTTTTGGGTCAGATTCACCGTCATCCGAAGGATCTTCGCCGCTGATTGCAATTGCTGCCAATCGCATGAACTCGGCATAGTTGATGATATCCATCACCTTTTCCACTTCATCATCTGATAGGCCCAAGCTAGCCTTCAGGATTTCCTTTTGCCCTTCTTCGCATCCAATAACCTTGGCAATCCCATCTGGCGATGTCACTGGCGTAGGATACGTCAAAGCTGCCTTTCGGGCATCTTTCATGATCTCCTTGACCACTGACTCTGGCATGCCCTTGGTAAGCTCTGCTGCTTCCTTGTAGGGATCTGGTTCGATATTGCGAATGATCGCTTGCAAACGCCCCTGTGAACGCATCGTCAACTGACGTGCCGTATACGACTTGCCGTTGATTGTGATGGCAATACCAGCGTTTGCAAGGCGATCAATGTGAAACGTAGCCATGAGTAGTATCCACCTTTCGAGAGGATTTGGTTATAGCGGTGACAAATGCTATCAGACGGCAGCAGTACCGTTTTGACCAACAGCAATTGCCATGAGACCGCGAAGTTCAGATTCGCCGGAGAGTTCAATCGAGAAATCGATCTTTACAGCATCGTCAGGACTGATCGAGACGTTGCACGACTTCAAAAAGCCGTTATATGGGTTCGACGACTTATAGGCAACACGCAGAGGCATGTCGCCTGGGGAGTTTGCAGAGACGTTTCCGGTATAGCCAGCAGCATTGTAGTTATGCGCCAGAATGACAACGCCACATGGCTGAGAGAGATACTGCATGATGTTCAGCAGACTATCAGTCGTGGAATTGGCTGTTGCAATCGCAGCAGTATCGGTGTTCAAACCCGTGATTTGACTTGAAGCGATATAACCCGTTGCAGAGATCGTGCCGCCCTTAAGGCCGGGAAGTTTGATCTTCCATCCGGCTTGGCAGTTTGACGGTACTTCGATGGTATCCGTATCAATCGATACAGAGCCTTGCGAAATACAAATGTCAAAGCTGACGTTTTGCGCGGAACTGTTCGGGTCTTTAAACCAGAGCGTAACCGTTGTTTCACGTCCTAACGCATAGTTGGACGTAGGTGTCTTTCTGTAAGTCGCCATCGCTCATTTCTCCTAGTTTCGGATACGAAACTCTTGTATGGAACTCCAAGGACGATTCCCTGACAGGCCAGGCCTGTCCGAATACTCAAAAGCCTGATTCATGTACACGCAGTCGAGTATCTTTGCATTTGCAAACTTGTCGAAAGCGTCCAGTCCCTGTTGTCCCAGAGCCTGAGCATCGACTAACTTGTCTGCCACGATTACCAGATGGATCAGGCTTTCCGTGTATGCAATCGAGTTACTGCTCAACCGCACAGGATTGGACTGAAGCACATTTAAACTGGCATATGGGGTCAAAGTGCGTTCTGGCACAGAGCCGACATAAATCGGTACCTGTGAAATGCTTTCCCATCGTTGAACCAAATCGCTGAATGGTAGCATCGTTAATCCAGTAAGGCCTTGTTATTTGAGACGTATGGCACTCGCAATGAATGATTGTAGGTCACCGAAAGGCGTGCGCGAAATGCTAAACTTCGTAAATTGGCTGGCAATTCCCGCATCAACACTTGTTGATATAAAACTTCCATTGCCGATTTGTAGTTTGGCCTTGCCAGTTTCATCAAATAAGGCCGAGGTGGATTCCATCCTCCAACATCAGTATCACGCTGCGGACGACTTCTTCCAACCTTGACGGGTGATGCACCTTTGGTGCCTTTGTCGCGGAACTGCCTGTTCTTATCGCTATGCCAACCCGTTTCGAGATAGTAGCTGTAATACTCCAGTCTCTGCCGATCAGAGCGATCAGGCGCACTGGGATCAACCTCAATCACCCGTACAATATCCTTTGCCACATCGGCCTTGGGATAAGGCTGAATGATCGACTTATCTTTATATGCACGATTCTTGATTTCTTTGTACCAACCGTACTTATCAGGATCGTCTGCCTTAAATCGCTTGATGGATGCTGGAGACATATCCCTTGGGACTGGGCCGGGGAACTGCCTGCTGGATCGTCCTGCTCGCCAGTGGATAGAGTCTCGTAACGTCCCTGTTCTACGTGCTGGTGAATCACCTGGCGCGGATGATGGTGGAAAGGGACGAGAAAGCATGCTCTTGACGGCAGAGACGGCAAATGTGGCAACTGCATCCAAGGCGACCTTGTTGGCTCGGTCAAACTCTTGTTGGCTCATACTCAGCGTTCTACCACCACCCTGAAGCACGCCTTTACCTTTGCCTGTTACCGTGACAGCATTTTGGCTGAGAAAGCTGAGTGCATCGTTGATACCCATGATTACCCCTCTGAGGATCAATTTGATCCTCGTATTAACTTGTTTCCAGTAGGCATTCGATTTCTGTGTGATGCCCCATTGAGTTGATATCTTTGGCTCGGATGACGTTGTAAATGCTGGCATTAACGTGTATCTGATAACTGGCATCCAAAGGCCATGAGCCGAGCAGATAAATGATGTGGGTCGCGGCAGAGCCATCCTTGGATAGTTCGCGTTCAACGCCACCAGAAACTGGTCGCACTAGGCAAGCCACTTGATCCTGCTGAACCCAGGTCTGGTAAACGCCACCAGAAGAGTCTGTTGCCGACTGTAGCGTGAATATGCCAGCAACTTGCTTGAGGAATCGTCTGAGGCTCATAGTCCATTTGCCCCTAGTCGTTTATATGGTGCAATCAACTGTGAGATGACCGAGCCGTTAAAGATGGATAGGCCAACCATCGAATCTGGCGTGCCAAAAGACTCATATGAGTAATCGCCGATCTTTTCGCTCTTCAAATATGGGTCAGTCTGGCTGGCGTTGATCTGTTGCTTGGTCAGCAATGCGGTCGCAAGTTTGATGGAATCAGGGATAACCTTAAAGCCACCACAGTAAGTGACGACCCGGTGAATCTCTCGACTGGCGTACCATGTCACAATAGGCAAGTTGGATGGAAATAGGTTAACCATGCCGTTGGATTTGTCGAGATGGTACGGCGTGTTGCATGAGATCAACGTCTCTTGCATGTTGGTGGCATCATCGTTGCTGACCGGATATGACGAGCATTCTGCTGGGGAGAGCGAATAAAGCGATATGCTGATGATGTAATCGACTGGATAAAGTTTCAGGTAAAGCCTTGTCAAGCTACCCGTAACGATTCGCTCGGTGACCTGATCGTAATTAAACTGGCGATTGCAGTATTTTTCGATAGCATCAGATGCTGAGCCGATGTAAATGCTGCGGATAGATGAACTCACCGACGAGAGATCGGGAACATATGCCAGCAGTTCTGCGTCTGTGATCAGGCTCATGCTATCTCCAGTCGGGATAAACCAGAAGGACAGGAGGAAATCCTCCCATCCTCCCAGCGAAAGGTGGAGCGCACCTTTAAATCAGTAGGTGCCTTTGGTTTCGGCAACAGCAAAATCAGGCTGAACAGGTGCTGACAAGAGCGGATTGCTGACAAGGGCAACACCACCTGTGGTCGTTCCCGTTGCGACTACCCGAAAATACCGCTGGGTTGATAGCGGACGGTTCAGCGAAACGGCAAGGAATTGCCCGGCAGTGGTTGTTGCTGATGCAGTCAGGTTTGCGCCGGCACCGCTGGTTGGCGATGTCACCGTAGCACTGGTGTAATACCCCGGCTGAACGGTTGTCCAGGTGGATCCATCAGGCGATGATTGCATGGTCAATGTGGATGCGCCAGCACTATAGCTGACACAGAACAGGACGTTTCGGAAATTCAGCAGATCGATGGAGTTGCTGTTACCGGATGTAAACGTCAGGTTACGAACTTGCACATGGCTGGAAATCTGACTAGGAGCATTCATGGGTCATACCTCTTTCGGATTATGTTAAGCCGCGAGGATCAAAATGATCCTCACGGTTTGGTTATAGCGGTGACAATCAAGGCTTGATTTGCAAGAACTTCAGATATTGCTCTTGAATCAGGTCAGAACCCCATCGCAGACGGAAGAGGTAAACCCGGCGATTGTTGACTGCTTCGATTTCGTTGAGAACACGCATGGTGAGTCCCATACGCTGTGGCATGAACATGCCCTGAAGCGAGCCGAACAGGATCGGATAGCTGCCAGCGGCAATGTCAGGTGCAAACTGGTTGTAAACGATTGGGAAACCGTCTACGGAATCAGGTACTGGCTCGACGATGCCGGGATAGTTTTGTCCCCGTTGGAACAGGTAAACGCCACCCGTTGACTTCATGAGGCTGATCACTTTGGCCGAACTCTGATTCATAATGAACGAGAAGTTCTTCTGCTCGTACTGAGGCAGGATGTTGAATCGCATGGATTTGACAACATCGGGATCAAGCACGCCAGAAGCAGCGGTTTGCACAGAGCCAGGCGCACCTGGGCCGAGCGGCAATCCTGCCGTTGCCCAAACACCCTTGGGTTGACCGATGCCCGTACCGTTGGTCAGGAATTGCTCGTAGTGAAGATCCATCCAGTTGCCAATTTCTTGGCCCAGATAACCTTCAATTGAGAATCCTGAATCGTCGATCAGGGTATTGGAGAGGGACAGACGACCCATGTATTCATGGATTGGAATCTGCCATTCACCAAAGGTTGGTACTGCCGACTCAGCTGGATTGCCAGCCTCACCTGTCCACTGCCCTGTGATAGGCGATGTGTAGATGGGATCGTAGTACTTCGTTCGCAGCATCGTCACACGGTTAGATGTGGTTGAGATCTGACGAACTCGGCCACGCATGCTTGTGGGCGCAGGCTTGCGCTGAATGACCTCAGAGAGCATATCCGGTGGAACGAAGAACCCGGCACCCTCATCAATGCCCTCAACAAGAGCTTTGAAGGTCGATGGGTAACGGTCGCGAATCTTGTCTTCACCGTAGTGCAGGAAGGCGCGGAACGCTTTCTTGTATTCTGGTTTGGAGATATTCTTGAACTGCCGATCTGTGAGCGATCCTGGCCCAAAATCCTCGGCTTCACCATCGGCTGAAACACGAACGGATCCAGCAGCGCGGCCCGCGCTATAGGGTGTACCAATAGACTTATTGGTTAGATCGGCATAGGAATCGAGTGAAAATGCATCCACAGATTCTTGCGATTCGATTTGCGACTTAAGGGCTGGCAAGGTGGTCTCAGCAAGATGCTTGAACCGTGCGACATCGTTTTCGTCGCGATTATCCTTGAGTTTCAGAGCTTCAGCTTCGGCCAGAGCCGACTTGAATTCGGCTTTCAATCGCAGTGTACTCATCGTTGTTTATCCTTCGATAAATGATTTGAAAGAGGCTAAAGTGACCTCGAAACCTTCCAGCGGATCATTGATCACAGTGATCTCTGACTCTTCTTCCGCTTCTTCTTTGGCTTGAGCGGCAACCACACTGGCTACCAAATCCTCTAGCCTCGTTAGTGACGTTTTAATTTCAGTGACCGACTGTTTGATCAGATCTACGTTGCTGGCTGATATCATTCGCCCAGCTTTATAACTGGTAATCTCTGCGTTTTCGTTGGCGGGTAAAGCTGTTGGGCTGATTTCCAGCAATCTGGCTCGCTTGATCAACCTGGCACCACCCTCAGCACGCACAACTTCCTCATCCGTTGGGCTATAACCGTTGTCAGTCCAGTATTTCAAAACCTCGTTCTTGGTCTTGAATCGCTTGACCTGAAGCGGCATGATGCCTACTGAGAGGAACTTGACGACCTCTTCGGAGATGTTTGTGCGAGCCTCTTGAGCAAACGCAGTTGATGAAAACACTGCCTCGACATAGAGACCGCGATCATCCTCGGTTGCCGTTTTAAATCGGCCAATGGGGTTGGCGTGATTGTGATCTGGGCCACCGACAAAACCTGATTTGAGGAATCGAGGAATATCATCCCTGTAAGCACCCTTGGCAACGATGTCGCCGTGGAAGTCAAGCGTATGAAAGACGCTGCCATAGCCAGAAAAACCACCTGAGGGGTTATCTGTGGAGCGTTCCAGAATGAGTGACTGCTTGTAGACTGCCTCTAGCTCTGGCATGATACATACCCCATTAGTTATATTCTCATTCAAGAATATCTAGGCATGTTCATGCTACGAAATCTAAATCCCGAAAAACTTACTTGATTGCTGGTGGCAAGCCCTGTGGATCGGTGATCGTTGCCAACACGCAATAGGCATCAAAAGCAGAACCCTGAACCGTCTTTTCAGCCGTATTAAAATAGCCGTTCAAGCCCCATTTGGTTGACCAGGAATTGCGAGTCGGAATGAGCCAACCGTATTTGGCTGACCACTTCAAAGCAAAGCCCCCAGAAACGGCATGATTGTGAACGCCGGGCCTGTTGTTGGGTACACCTTCAGCGTCAAGATTGTTAAATCCGCTATTCACCGGAACTGAAAAGTTGAATGGCAATCGCATGTGCGAGGCAACGACCATTTCTCGGAACGAGTTCAATCGGCAACCAATCTCAATTTTGTATCGGCCTCGGTTGGCAAGTGCTGCCTTGCTCAGATTGTTGGGATTGATGGTGCCATACGGAACAAGTGATTCTTCTGCAACGCCCTTTTCTACGAGCAACTGCAACGCTTCCGCAATGCTTGAGCCAACATCCCATCCGTTGCACAGAGGCGCGTAAATCGACCAAGCCGACATGGGTTTGTACGGTTGCCCTGCGATCCACCAAGCATCTTCAAAGCTCGACGCCGCTGCGTGACCGTTGCAAGCACCCCTGCCGTTTTGATCTTTGATGCATACGGGATAGGCCGGATCATTTCGTAGATCGTACTCTTTAATATCTTGGTCAAGCAAATCGGGCAGGACAAATTTGGATGCAAGCTTAAGCCCTTCTGGGGCGGGAAAACTGCCCAGGAATCTGGGATCACCGTTGGGTACTATCCATACATCAAGGCTCATTTGAGTACCTCGGCAATCTTTAGAATATCGTCAAGCGTCTGCGGATTGATCGACTTCAACGTGTTTCCCGTTTCGCCCTGAATGATCACGCAAGGCATGCCTGTCTGCCCAACGATAGTCTGAAAGCCGAGTGTGCTTATGTCCGCTTCCTCGCTTGTGTACGACCTGAACTGGATCCCTCGATCTGACAATGCCTTTCGCAATTTTGCATCGGTTCGCCATGCTTGCTGCTCCGGCTTATTGGCATCCACAATCACGCTGAACCACTTGGCACCAACTATTGGAACTGGCTTGTTTTCGTCAGGAATCGGTGGAGGAACTGGCGCAGGCGATGGATCATCGCCTGAACGCACAATAATGACATTGCCGCTTAACTTGCCTATGAAGTAGGTATTCCCAGCGTCAGAGAACGTCCAACTAGGCTCTGATAAAACTGGCAAAGATCGACTCTGAATGTTCCCCAAATCCATCGGGGAGGCACCCATAGCCAGAACCAGCGCAAGAAAAGCGGCAACGATTTTCATTTGGATCCCGTATCCCATTGAACAGACTTAAGCTGCTGCTGTATGGCACCCTCACGCTGAAGCATTGCTGATTTGACGCTGGATTCGTCGATGTTCACCATCTCGCCATTGGCAAGCCGGGTTAGTAAATCACGAATCACTTCGACGATAATCGGCGATAGCAACCGGATGATGATGGCTGAGATCATTGGGTATCCTTGACAGGCTGAAGATAAATTACCCTTGGCCCGAATAGCCTTGGCTTAGCGATTAACACTCTTGGTGGTCGCTGCTTCCCATTGATAGGGCGTGGAGGCAGGAATTGAGCCTTGACCTCTTTTTGCTCGACTGTGGTGGTTGTCGTGGCAACCATTAAGGGATCCTTAACAGTTGGGCATTGGCCTGTCTGGCATGACTGAACGGTATAGATCAGGTACTCAGCGAACAAAGATCACCTTGCCTCTCTTGGGAATGAACATCTATTCAGCATATTGTTGGCATCAACAACATGGTCTTTAAGTAGCCGACCTTTCGTCTCCCGACGATGGGCCGGATCGGCGGCGCGGTTGCACCTCAAGTTGCGCGATTTTTAACTCGTTTTCGAGTTTCTTTTCGCGGTACTTATTGATTGACCACCAGTGGAGTATGCCTATACCTGCGGCAATTAAGCCCGGCAGAGCATCGATCAGGTGGTGAGCAAGGCTCATGGAAGGCTTGACAGGTTCAGAAACAGCACTAGCAATTTCAACAGCGGAAAGGAGCATCCACATCGGTGCCGCGAGCCAGCCGAGATCTTGCAGTTGATGTTCTTCACCTGTCATGCTCATTCGCCTTCATGTAGATATTTTGATCCGACTTGGCGAGCCTTCAGCATGGCAGCAACCATAGAGGCTATCGAGATGACAAGTGCTGCTTTAGGCCCAACGTAAATCGCATTCGCGTTATCAAGTATAACGGTCAGCACTGTTAGCGCGAAAGCAGAAAAGCTGCCAACACCAAATGCTTTTAGCAAGGTATTGCTCAACTCTTGAATATTCAGGTATCCCTCAACCGATGGCAAGCCCTTCAAGTCGTCGTCACTCATCTTTACTCCCCTTTCGATTAGATTGGTCTCGGTTTAGGTGGCACTGGGATGACGCTGGGATTCCAAACGTAATTTGGGTCATCAAGGTAGTTCTGGAACACTGGAGCAGGAGCGTTAATCAGTTGCGTGACCAATTGGGCATGCCGTCTGGAGTCTGCGTTGTACCGTTCAATTGCCTTTTGCCGTGCCAGCCGTTTTGCCATCTCTTCAGGCGTTGGCTTTTGTCTGCCTATCATCCAGTTAAGAAATTCTCTTCCGGTCATTGGTTCACCTCTTGTCTGGCAAGTCGTTTCTGGTAGCAGCTATCACAAAGCGGCATCGCCCAGGTACTCGATCCGTCAAAGTAGTCCCAATGGGCTGGTTCGCCACATGTCGTGATGCGGTTCATAGATCCAGATTTGACGATGCCTGTGGCCTGATAGCAAGTTCCTGCGTTCCTTCGGGTGATCTTCTTGGTTTTCATTTCAGCCCCTTTGGAACCGTGAAACAGTGGCCCAGAACAACTCCAACTCCCAACGCAAAGCCTAGAGAGTGCTGATTGACTTCCCAGATCGCTTCCGACCATGTCATTTCACCCATCTGCCACTTGACCAGATCTACCAACAGCAGCAGGATTGCAACTGTGATCAGAAACACGAAGTTCTTGGCGGCGGCGTTGAAGGTCATCAGATTGGCCCGTTAGCAGTTCCGTTGGATGTGCCGTTGCCATTGTTGACAGGCCAGAGCGGTGGAATCGAGGCGAAGAACTCGCCCACTGTGGGGATAGCTTGATTACCAGCTTGGACTTCTTGAACCATGACGTAAAACCGACTCCAGACGCTATCACGATAGGCTAATGCGGCTTCGCCTTCAGACTTGTAAGTCGTGATATTGCTGAGAGTCCAGCTTGTGGCTGACAGGATGCTATCGTACTGCTTAACCGAAACCGCTTGATCGAGAAACGAGCCGATGCCGTTGCCAATTTCTGTGAGCCTTTGGATGACGTATGCTTGCTGCTCTTCGGCTGTCAGATCAACAACAATCCATGTGTCTGATACGGATGTGCCATCAAACGTGAATGATTGCTGAATCCGCTGTGTGGCAGGGTTGTATGTTGGAATGGGCGATGAGGTGTACGGGTAATAGCCGTATGTGGCTAGGCTTGCATCATCCAAAGCATTGAAGTTGGATACAGTCGTGAAGGACTGTGGGAGCCACTGTGGGCCTGATATCTGACCGTTTGGACTGACTTGGCAATACTGCATTATGGGGTTCCCCATTTGGAGTTTAGGTAAGACAAGATTGATGCTCGCTGGATTGAGCTGGCGGCAAATGGATATACAATCAGTTCGCAAATATCTCCGTCGAATTTCGTTGCTGCGTCATACATGTTCGATATCTGGTAGCCACCAGTTCCGCCAAACGTTCCAGGGCTGACCGACGTTTCTGTGCCGTTAAGCAAGCCAATGGAGCTTGACCCGTTAAAAACTCCACCAATGTTGCAGTTTGTATACCCCGTGGACAATACAGTCCCAAAACCAACTACAGCACCCGCATACATAGATGGAGTATTTGTTGTGTCAGTTCGCTTTGCAAACAAGATAGCCCGACTTCCTGTCGCCGTTTGGGAAGAATCCAACACAACAGGATATGCCTGCGACGAGTTATTTCTGATTCTTGCAAACACCGTGAAAGGCTGGGGTAAGGATAGGCTTGTATTAGTCATCCACTGGCTTGAAGACGAGAATCGGGAGCATCCCAACCCATTCTGCCCGCTCGCAGGAGGATTCCACGTTGGCCTGTTGCCTGATGTTGCCTGTACTGCGTGCCTGTTATTGCCGGACAGATCGTTCCACTGGTAAATGCTTTGCCCTGAAGTTGTGACTGGCGTTGTTCCAGCGTCCGTAAACAACGTGTTTTGCTGCGATGCATCCAGCCAGAGGGCAGCACCTGTCACAGGCAGGGTTGCCGAATACTTCTTAGCGTTCCTGATTATATTTGCAATCATCAGAAGTTTTGACCTCCTGTAAAACCCTGCCAGCTTGTCCCGCCATCGTTAGAATAAAATGCAAACACATCCTTCTTGCCCGATGTCGATGTCAGCGTTGGTGCAGTCCCGCCAGACCATTTGATGGCCGCTCCCCAAGTCACTGCCCTTGCTGTCCCGTCTGCTGTAAACTCCAGCGTGAAACTTGCTGCGGAGCTTGCTGGCGTGTTGCTGATGGTCAGAGTTGTGATGGCGGCATTAAGCGAAACGGCGAAGAAGTTGCTGCCAGATAGATCCAGAGTAAGCGTGCCAGCAGAAATCGTTGGTGCTGTACTAGTTTCACGGTATGCCTGTAACTTTGGCTGAGTGATCAGGTTGCCACCGAGGTTTTGCGTGCCTGTGAAAGTGTTTGTGGTGAGCTTAACATCAGAGATCAGGAATCCGTTTGCATCCAGACCAACACCCGTTCCGAGCCTAACGCCCCCTAAAACGGATACCGATGCTGCTGGAAGAGTATAAGAATAGCTTGAACTGATCACCCCGCTTGAAATTGTGATGGATGTGCCATCAACCTTGACTCCACCCAAAACCGCTGTGGTCGCAGTAGGCAAGGTGTACGATGATGCGGAAGCACTAATAACACCGCTGGCAATCGTAATCGTTGTTCCATCAACCTTAACCCCGCCCAGAACCGATGTGGTCGCTGTAGGAAGGCTGTATGCTGCTGGTGCGCCTGACAGATCGCCGTAAGCTGTGACTGCTGCGTAAGCGAGCGATGTCCAGGCTGTTCCGGCAGCATTTCCAATTTTGAATTTACCCGTGTCCGTCTCGAACCCCAGTTCGCCTGAAGAAAGCGTTGGGTTGGCCGAAGTCCAGTTGGCAGCCGTATCACGCCTGAGTTGTATCTTGCTCATCCTGTTGCAGTGCCTCCATCAAACGTGTTGTCGCTGGTAGATGCCGAACCGCCATCAAAGATTCCACCGCTGCTTCCAACACTTCCAATTGCTGCGTAACGGGTATCGGCATACCCCCTAGTCAGGATCGAGTAGTCCGTCATGTTCGGAGTGCGAAGCGATGTTCGATTGGCGTTTCTAAATATCAGTTCTGCCGATTCGCCCAAACTCAAGGTCGTCTTGTAATCATATGCGTGATCAAATGCAAGATCTGGATCGGCGGCGTTCAAATCATTTGTCGCAGTCAGATATACCTGGGCAGGCCGACCAATATATGTGCCATTACTAAACGAAATGAGCCTCGTAATATTAAAAAGGTCAATCTCCGCTACCTTGCCTCCGCCAACTCTATCCGCATTACTACTTGGACTATAGCCTCCAGTTGTCCCTACCGCATATCGGGCATGAATGCCGCCGTTAATCGCGTGAGGATCTAATGACTGCGTTGTGCCGCTCGGCCTTTGTGTGGCAAGTACATCAAAAGTGGCAGTGGTAAGAGTGTTGGCGTTAACCTTAGTTGAAGATTCAAGATACACCTCGCCGTACTGTCCGACCAGTAACCGTCCCGACTTAGACGTGTTAGCAGCACCTGTATCGTTGGCATTAAATCCAATTGCCTTGTACTGTAGTACCGTAGAGACGGATGACGCATACAAATTGCCGTCAAATATGGTCTTTGTAACCGTACCCGAAGTATTGCTTGTCAAAAGCCCTCTGGAATAGCCCTGAATGGGGCCACTACCCGATGTTATGGAACTATACTTTGGGAATTGAGATAGCGTTCCTGCGGTTGCCTGAGTGTCTCTCCAAGCCTGAATATAGCGAGAATCTGAATAATTTTGCGTCAGGATCGAGTTTGCCCCGTAGAGCAATGTCAGAGTTGCCGGCATCAATAGCGTAGCTAAAGCATGCGTCCCGTTATTGGCAAGCTGGATTCCAACTTGGTCGTCAGAATTCTGACTGGTCAAACTGGCCGAAGTTGAATTCCCTGTCAGATCGCCAATCGACCCAGAAATCATGGATAATTGATTTCGCTGATTCGGATGAGTGTCGCCTGGCGTAAATGTGACCTGTATGTTGTCTCTCTGAGCGTATAACTGGCTGAGACTGTTAATTGTGCGGTCGGCAGACCCTAAAAATACACCGGATTCGGAAACTTCCAAAAAATGCTCGTCTTGCAAAACACTGGTCGCAGTTGTGACGCAAGCCAATCCAACTTGGAAAGACGCTGGTTCTGCACCATTTGCGGTGCTGTAAAACCCGTTGTACTGCTTCTTTGTGTACGCGCCGCTGGCATAAACTTGAACGTCACCTCTAACCCAATTTGTACCCGATATCAGCGTGCTGTTGGCGTGAGTGATGTTAGCCAGCGAGGTCAGCAAACCATCCGTCAAGCCTACAACATTTCCGTTAGACTTCTTGACGAACACCTTCCCATCAGCCGTATTCACAGCCAATTCGCCAGCCGACAAACTGGCAGCAGATGGTATTGCACCTGATGTGGCAGATCGTTTGAGCTGGATGGTTTGAGCCATCAGAACGTACCCCCATCAATTGTCGTTGATGTGCCAAGGATATCCGTCCCAATCACCAAACCCAGATTCGTGCGAGCCGCAGATGCCGTTGTAGCACCAGTGCCACCATAAGCCAGACCAACCGCTGTGCCTTGCCAAGTACCAGTTGCAATTGTGCCAACCGATGTCAGGCTCGATCCCGTAATTCCACTGCCCAACGCACTAGAGGTCAGAACCGAAACACCATTGATGCGGTACTCTTTGCCACTTGCAATCGTCACATTCTCAGACAGAGTCCAAGCACCTGTAGCCGAAAACCAGTTGATCGTCTTGTCAGTCGCACCTTTTAAAGTAATCCCACCACCATCCGCTGTCGTGTCCGTGGGCGTTGCAACTGCACCCAGCTCGATATTCTTGTCATCCACGTTAACTGTCGTGGAATTGATCGTAACTGTTGTGCCGTTGACCGTCAGGTTGCCCGTGATCGTCGTATCACCAGAAACAGCCAGCGTGCCTGTAACCGATGGATTTGTGTTTGTTAAAGGCGTATAGGCCAGTGCTGTGGTCACATCCGATGACGTGAGCGTCACATTGCCTGTACGAGTGTTGAACGTGTTGACCACATTTGTCAGATTGGATAACTTGCTCGTCACAAAAGCTGTGGTTGCAACCTTGGTGCTGTTATCCGATCCGGTCTGCGTTACGGCAATCAAATTGCCCGAGAACGTCTTGTCACCAGTGATCGTTTGCGTTGAGCTAAGAGTTAAAAATGCTCCAGGCCCAGCGATAGCCAATATCGACGAGGCTGACCCTGCCGTGTCGCCAAAGCCATAATAAAGGGTGCTATCGACTTCGTTGAACGCAAGTTCTGCGTTAAGAAGGCCTGATGGCGCACCAGATGCACCGGACGTTCGACGCTTGATCCGAATTGGATTTGCCATCAGAAATTCCCTCCGTCAGTGACAACTGACTGTTTGATATTGGCCCATTTGCTGATCGATTGGTTGTAGGAGAGAAGATCGCCCTGCGTTGGGCTGGATAGCTGAACATCGCCAAGGTTGTATAAGTACGATCCTGGTAATCCTGGTTCGCCTGTTGCCCCTTGTGGGCCTGTCGCCCCTGTGTCTCCCTTGGCACCCTTCTCAGCAACATTCACAACGGCGCGGAACTGCTCCTCTAATACCACCCGTGCAGATGTGGCACTACCCGGCGAAACCCGTAGTACCGTTGGTGGTTCCAGGCTGATGCGTACCTGATTATTGTCAGCCACGAATTACCCCCCTGAATTCACCAGATACCCTAGTCCTCGTTATATTGGCATCCGTAAACGTCATCCACCATTTCCAACTACCCGCGCCTGCCAATGCCGTCTGCGTATCCGACCATGTTGCGGTTACCTTGGAGCTAGCAATATCCTTGGCTATCGTTGCTTCGTATGTCGCATTCGATGTCTTCAAAACTGCTGAAAAAGTTGTATTTGCAATATCTGCCGACAATGAATCACCACATGCTGAATTTGCCTTGGAAACGTAAACTTCAATGCTTACATCATCGCCAGCAACACAGGCAATATTCAAATTCGTGGGAAGCAAGTTTAGCTCTGGCATCACTCAACCTCCCCTTCATGTTGCTGCTGCGACAAGACAAACTCCAATGCCTCTAATTCTGCCAGAACTGACTCGTGTTCTGACATGCTATTCTTGAAAACATCATCATATAAGTCATCGTCATCATCACCTTCGCAATACTGCTCGAGACCGCTTGACGGTCGAGTTCTCGCACCCGTTGGGTGCGCTAGCTCGAGAGACTTATTAATCCCTGATCGGCTAGGACTCAAAGCGTCACTATTCCTTTCCCCTTCCAGTTTACTCCTCTCATTACCATTCGCAGGAATCTTCACGCCACCCAGCTTATCGCCCTCACTTACCTTCCCACCCGCTGGCTGATCCAACCCTGCCGCCATCCTCGCCTTATCCTTTTCAATTCCCAGTAAATCGGCATCAGGACTGCCATTCGGCCCATAACCCACAATATCCCGAGACTCGTTCAAGGTACTAACACCCGCCTGGAACAACCGAATTGCCCGATTCGCAGCAACCTGTTCCCGATCATCCAACTCTTCAACAGGCGAATAATCCCACGAAAACTTGATCTTCCCTGCCCGAACCTCCTCAGGATCCTCAAAATCAATCAACAACTGCTGCGTCATTTCCTCGGCAAACAACTTCTGCAACGGTATCAAGCCGTGTACATATGCTGCCCTGATTGCCTCTCCATACGTCCCATAAGATCCCTTATCCACCGATATGCCTAAGACATCTGCATTCAACCCCATCGCCGCTAATACCACGGCCTGCGCGGGCCTTGCTATCGTTGATAAGGCAACCTCCTCTGGCGTAAAACCCGCTTTCACCAAATCGTAACTACCACTCAATACTATCGGATCACCTCGCTTCGGCCCCGTTGAACTATCCTTCAAAACCTCCTTCACCCGTAAGGCATCCTCGGTGCTAATCGTGTAATCACCCTTGGGACTGGCAATCATGCCTGGTACACAGAAATTCGCCAGCAAACTACACGTATATGTACTCGCCTCGTCTAACGTCGATATCTCGCGAATGGCACTACGCAAAGGACTCCAACCTAACCTGTCCTGGATCGGATCAATGTATTTGCGTGAGTAAATCACCCGGTCAGGTGGTACATCTAAATTAACGCCGTTGATGGCAACCTTCCATGCCGATAAATACTCAGACCCATCCGGTGGAAAAACTGCCGTCACTGCCATCGGATTCCAAGGCTTTAACTCAACAACATCTCCCAACCGATTGTAAACCTTCTCAATCCAACTATTCCCCGTACAACACATATCCCTGATATATGTCCCACTAAATGCCTCGCCTCCAATATATTTCTGAGGGCGCGATATCAACGATAACGCAGGATGCCTGTGGATCGGTGTCTCAATCCCCTCTTCGTCTACCCGTACTATCTGCAACTGAGGTATATTCCAGTTCCGACTCAACCAGTCTATCCCACATGCTACCGTTGAATTCGTCCATAACCCGCGATCCAATATCGGCTTGAAATCGTACTCGCTAGGACGGCCAAACCAAGAGAAAGTCTGGTGATTAATGCTCTGCCAACCATTGCTCCGATAAGGCGTGCGTCCTCGTATAAATGATACCAAATTGTCGAACATGCCCATGTGATAGTCCCCCTGTTGCAAGGATGCACCAATATATACCGTTCACTCTAACTAACTAACCCGTGTTGTAACATCATTAACTGAAGATCTCGAGACCGATTCTCGGTCGAGTTCTGCCCCTTTGGGGCAGGATCAAAATGATCCTGGAAACAAGCTGGAATCATGTAAATCATGTAACTCTTTTTTATTATTATTTTTCTTTTTTATGTTGTTGTAGAATGCGGGGTGCCGACAGGGTCGGCAAAAAAACTGAAAAAATTCCGCGAAAAAAAAGTTTTGGGACACTTGGTTTATTTTACATCATCCCTGGTCAGGCCCTCCATGGAGGGCCTGTTGTGCTGCTGATGTATTCCAGCCTGTTCAGGCCCTCCATGGAGGGCCTGAAAAAACATCCGGGATCCAGAAACAGGCCCTCCATGGAGGGCCTGTTGTGCTGCT